GTGCCAATGTCATATATGCAAATACTTTTATTGCAAATACAGGATTTATTCAGTTTGCAGATGGTTCAAAACAATATACCGCCAATGCTGGTTCAGGTGGTGGTGGATCAAGCAATTCTTTTGCCACCATCTCTAATACTGCAACAGCCTTAGTTGCGAACACAAGTAATACTAGATTAACAATTGTAGGCGAATCTGGTATTGTTGTTGCTATGAATAGCTCTATTAATCAAATTACCATTGCGGCTCAACCTGGTGCTCAAGGACTTACTGTGGATTATGGGTTTGTAGCAGAACCCGTTTATTATGCACTTGACTACGGCACGCTATCATAAATACTAACTATGTCAACACAAGTTCAAATTAGACGAGGTACTACAGCACAAACCGCATCCTTTATAGGTGCGATTGCTGAAATTACCGTAGATACCGATAAAGAAGTCGTTGTAGTCCACGATGGTGTGACGGCTGGTGGTTACCCTTTAGCTAGAGAAAGTGCTTTAACCGCAAACCAAGTTTTTTCTCAAGCATCATTTAACACGGCCAATGGCGCTTTTGCGGCTGCTAATTCGGCAGGCTCGTATGCTAATAGTGCTTTTTTAGTTGCTAATAGTGCGGCTACATATTCTAATACAGTAAACAACACCCAAAACAATAGTATAGCGGCGGCCTTTACGGCAGCTAATAATGAAGCTGGTGTAAATGCCACTCAAAACACTAATATAACATCTGCTCAAACAAAAGCAGATGGTGCTTTCAATCAGGCTAATGCTGCATTTACAAGAGCTAATAATTCAATAAATGCAAATACTGGTGGCACAATTACTGGCGATTTAACAGTTACACAAAATCTTTCTGTTGGCAATCTTTTTGTTTCAGGCCAAACATTTAGTGTAAGTGCAGGAACAATTGTAGCTAATGATACTCTCATCATTCTTGGTGAAGGTAATTACCTTTCAGATACAAAAGATATTGGTTTTGCTGGTCACTATAACGATGGAACAAATGCACACTCTGGTATAATTCGTGATATTGGAACAAAAGAGTGGTTTCTATTTAAAAATTACACACCAGAAATTGATGCAAACAATAATGTAATTATTACTGACCCGTCATTTACAATTGACACATTAAATGCAAATCTAAAATCAACAACAATTACAATTAAAGGCATTGATTTACTTCCTTATGTAAATAGTGCTTACACAGCGGCTAACACCGCAGACAATAAAGCCGTTTCTGCTGGTGTATATGCTAACGGCGCTTTTGCTACGGCTAACAATGAAGCTGGTGTAAATTTAACACAAAACAATAGTATAACAGCTGCATTTACCGCAGCTAATAGTGCTGGTGTTTATGCCAATGGTGCTTTTGCAGCTGCTAATGCAGCCAATGCTACCGATGTAACACAGAATAACTCTATTGCGGCCGCATTTGCGGCTGCTAACTCAGCCGGTGTTTATGCTAACGGTGCTTTTGATAAAGCAAATACCGATTTTACCAATATCACAATTTCTCCATCGCAAGCATATGGTAATGCGACACACATTCCCATAGTTACTGTGTCTGCAAATGGTAGAATTAACGCAATTTCAACCGTAGCGGTAACTGCTACTGACCCAAGTGCTATTGCATTTGCTATTGCTTTAGGATAAAATATGGCACAACCAACAACAAGATTACAATTTATAGATTATTGCAAACGCCGTTTAGGCTTTCCAGTAATTGACATCAATGTGGATGACGACCAAGTTAATGACCGAGTTGATGATGCTTTGCAATTTTTTGAAGATTACCATTTTGATGGTGTTGAAAAGATGTATATGAAACACCAAATTACACAAGCAGACATTGACCGCCGTTGGATTTATTGTCCAGATGCCGTTATCTATGTTGTAGGTATGTTTCCTTTTGATGATTCTAATTCATCTATTAATATGTTTGACCTGCGTTATCAATTACGCTTGCATGACCTCTATGACTTTACATCGGTAAGTTATGTGTCATATGAAATTACCATGCAACATATTCGCACATTAAACTTATTGTTTTCTGGCACTCCACAGATTCGTTTTAATCGTAAACAAAATAAAATCTTTTTAGATATTGATTGGTCAAGAGATTTGTCCGTTGGTGACTATGTTGTAATTGATTGTTACAGAGCTATTCGGCCTGCCACAATTACACTTACAGGAACTGGCACAGCAGTTACATCAGCAAATACAATTGCAGGAACAAATACGGTATTTGACCAAGAGTTACTAGAAGGCGATATCATTACGCTTGATGGCCAAGAGTTGCAAGTTAGTAAAATCACATCGCCAACCTCACTTTCAACAATTGGTCCTGTAGCAACTAATGTTACAAATGGTGTGCTAACAAAACCAGGCAATTCAGAAGTTTGGAATGACCGTTTTCTAAAGCGCTATGCAACAGCACTCATTAAATACCAATGGGGTTCCAATTTAAGTAAGTTTGCTGGCATACAAATGCCAGGTGGTGTTACTTTAGATGGTGTTCGTATTATGACCGAAGCTAAAGAAGAAATGGATAAGATTGAAGAAGATATGTATAACTTCAATAGCTTACCTAGTGAGATATTTACGGGATAATTGTAGTGGCCACCAATGTCTATTTTAATCCGTTTCCGTCCAGCCAGATAACTTCCGAGCAGTTGCTCGTAGAAGATTTGGTGATTGAGGCCATGAAGATTTATGGAATGGATATCTTTTATCTTCCTCGTTCATCTCGTGACCAAGTAGATTACCTGTATGGTGAAGATACTTTAAAACAATATGTTACTGCATATCCAATTGAGATGTATTTGGAAAATGTTACAGGCATGGATGGTGAACAAGATTTTATTTCCAAATTTGGTTTAGAAATTCGTGATGAAGTAACCTTTCTCGTTTCTCGCCGTAGATTTGCCGCAACAATACCTTTAATTCGCCCACTAGAAGGCGATTTAATTTACATTCCACTTTTACAAAATTTATTTGAGATTACTTTTGTAGAACATGAAAATGACCAAGCAATGTTTTACACATTAGGCCGTGGTCGTGGTGGTAATGTTTATGTTTATGGTATTAAATTAAAACAATATGTTTTCTCAAACGAAATTATTCAAGTTGGTATATCTGAGATTGATGACCAAATCCGTGACTACTATCCAAGAACAAATGTGGCACTATCTGCTGGCGGCACAGGCCAGTTTGTCAATGATGAAATTGTTTATCAAAGCGCCAATACACTAGCAAACGCCACGGCAACTGCTGTTGTCCACGACTTTACTCCAAATTCACAAGTTACAGTCATTAAAACAATTGGTACCTTTGCATCTGGTGGCACAATTAAAGGCAATACAAGTGGTGCAATTTGGACAATTAGTACCGCAGATGATTTGGTTGCACTAGATAATGCCTTTGAAGATATCATTGACAACAATCGTATTCAAGCTGAAGCTAATGCTATCATTGATTTCTCAGACACAAATCCTTTTGGTGAACCATAATGTTAGGTCAAGCACACTACTATAATCGTTCTATTCGTAAAATTGTTGTGGCATTTGGCACACTTTTTAATGATATTTTACTTCAACGCTACACAAAAGATGGTCTTACCAAAAAAGAAATCTTTCGTGTGCCGTTATCTTATGGTTCAAAAGAAAGATACCTAACACAAATCACCTCAGACCCAACTTTAGTTAAGACAATTGCCGTAACTGTTCCTAGAATTTCATTTGAACTTATAGGCATGTCATATGATTCTAGCCGTAAGCAACAATCACTTATACAAAACTTTGCTTTAAATGCCAACGGCGGACTTAATACACAATATGCGCCTGTGCCATATGATTTTAATTTTTCTATGTCCATCTATGTTCGTAATACAGAAGATGGCACACAAATTGTAGAGCAAATTCTACCATTTTTTAAACCAGATTTTACTGTTACTGTTGATTTTATTCCTGGCATGGATCAAAAGTATGATATGCCAATTACCTTAAATTCAGTAAACACAACGACAGAATATGAAGGCGGATTAGCTGATGGCACCACTCGTTTAATTGTTTGGGATTTAGAATTTACTGTTAAGAGTTATTTGTGGCCAGCAGTTAAAACACCAAACGGATTAATTGGTGCGCTAAATACCACAACAGGCCGATACGGCAGTGCCAATACAAATATATTCATTGACACACAGAATCTTGATGCTCAAAAAGTTACTGTTAATTATGCCACAGGAAATAATTACTATCTTACAGGCGAAACAATTCGTGTTGATAGGCCTGATTCAAATGAGATTACAGGCAAGGTAGTTTATTTTAGTAATAGCAATACAGGCATATTAGTTGTTGAACAATTAACTGAACTACTACGAGCAAATGATATTGTTATTGGAGATTACTCCAATGCATCCTACAATGTAACAGCGGTTTCTGTATCACCTGTTAAGGCTATTGCAATCGTAACTAGACCTGATCCACAAAACTCTGATCCAGATGATGAATTTGGTTTCTCTGAAACAATAACTGAATGGCCTAATACTTTAATATGAACAATCTAAATGAAAAACTATCTGAAGCTTTAGAAATACAACCTCTAGAAATTAAACAATCTACCGAATTAGTAGAAGTCAAAGATGTTGTTGAAGATGATGCTGAGTTTGCTAGGCAAAACATTCGTGATTTGATTGTAAAAGGCAACGATGCTGCAAGCCATATCGTAGAAATTGCCAAACAATCTGAACACCCAAGAGCCTTTGAAGTGGCTGCCGGCATGTTAAAAAATCTATCAGATATGAA